TAAGAAGACAATGGAGATGCTAAATGGCAAAAGCTAAAAGTGGAGGTAAAATATGTCCAGCTGGCAAAGCTTGGGCAAAACGTACTTTTGATACATATCCTTCTGCCTATGCAAATATGGCCGCATCTAAATATTGTAAAGATCCAAACTATGCTAAAGGCTCTAAGAAAAAGAAAAGAGTAAAAAAAGCTGGGGGAGGATTGGTATTTAACGTAAGAGGACAAGGCAGAGTAATGCCAAATAGGTTGAGATAATGGGACAACTTAAACAGTGGCGAGAACAAAACTGGGTAAGAATAGGTACTGATGGTTCTATAAAAGGACCGTGTGGAACCAGTAAAAATAAAAAGAATCCAGATAGATGTTTGCCAAAAGCCAAAGCTCAAAGTCTATCTAAAGCAGAACGTGCCAAAACTGCACGTAAGAAAAAAGCTGCGGGTGCAAAAGGTAAAACCGTAGTAGCAAATACAAAAAAAGCTAGAGTTTCTGTAAGCAGAGGAGGAGAAATGCTAAAAAACAAATCAAAAGCTGATCTTAACAAAGACGGTAATATATCTTCATACGAAATGAAAAGAGGTATGGCTATTGAAAAAGCCATGTCTCAACAAAATCGTGTGAAGAAGAAAAACGGTGGATTCATAGCAAAAGGCTGTGGTAAAGTTATGAACAATCGTCGTAAAGTTACGACTATATCTTAGGAGATAATTATGCCAGCAAAAAAAGCAGCAGATAAAAAAATGGATGCCAAAATGAAGGCTAGACAAAATGCAAAGGTAAGACCTGATGAGCCAGTAGAAGAAACAAGAATCTACTTGAACATGCCTAAGAAAAAGGCTGCTCCAAAAAAGAAAGCACCTGCTAAAAAGAAAACTACTAAAAAATAAAGGTTTACTATGTATAAAAGAACAAAAGGGTATGCAGCTGGAGGAATGGTAAAATCCAAAGGCATGAAAAAAGGTGGTCCTATGAAATCCAAAGGGATGAAGAAGGGTGGACCAATGAAATCCAAGGGCATGAAGAAGGGTGGACCTATGAAGTCTAAGGGTTACAAAAAGGGTGGCAAAGTGATGAAATCAAAAGGATATGCTAGGGGTGGCAAGGTGATGAAATCTAAAGGCTATAAGAGAGGCGGTAAAGTAAAAAAAAGTAAGTAGTGGCTTACTTACAAAGCAACATCCCACATTTCAAATGCTGGGTCAGAAAAGAATATACGCATAATCACGAAAAATATCACGGTGAGTTTCTTCACGCCATGGCAGTTGCTGTTACAACAATGCCTTGTCGTTGTTTGAGCTTTCAAGTTATTTTTACGGGTATAGAAGCAGAAGGAGAAGAGGAAGACAACGTACATGGTGGCGCTATGTGGGCTAGGATGCCAATAACAGCGCTTGTAGGCGATACTCCTTTTGAAGAATGGCCAGAACCTATGGCAGTTCACGATGCACAACCTTGGGATTGTTCCTCACACCATCATGCTGTTTACGTATTAGATAGAGCCACTCCTTGTCCTTGGCTTGCCAAAATAGATGGTAATTTTTACCCAGCTAAATACTTGTTTACAGTGGATTACGCTGAAAATGAGATAGCTGATGATCCTGCCCAACATAAACAAAGTCATGTTTTGGAGCTATTAGACGCAGGAGAATGGACAGGTAATATTGTAGCGTTACCAAATAATCGTGTGAGAGTTACACATCCAGCTTGGTTTGAGACTGGATCAGGCGCACCTGATTTTAAACCATCTGCACATATACATTATTCAAAGTCTGATTTAGACTATACGTTGGATGTAAACAGAATTTTTGATAATCTATATGCAGAGGACGAGTAATGGCACTTTCAGGCAGTACAGATTTTGAACCTAACGTAACCGAGTTTGTTGAAGAAGCTTTTGAGCGTTGTGGTATCGAACTAAGAACAGGATACGATCTTAAAACAGCAAAAAGATCTATTAATCTCATGTTGGCAGAATGGGCCAACAGAGGTTTAAATCAATGGACAATAGAACAAGCAACGCAAACTGTAACAGAAGGCACTTCTAGTTATTCTTTGAATTCTAATGTAATTGATATATTAGATATGTCGTTGCGTAGAACAGTTAATAGTGAAACAACTGATACAAGTATGAGCAGAATCAGTCGCTCTGAATATTTGAATATACCAACTAAAGATACAAAAAGCCGACCTTCGCAGTTCTTTTTTGACAAGTTAACTACACCCGTAATAAAAATATGGCCAAGCCCTGAAAACTCTACGGATATATTAGTTTTTAACAAAATAGTCAGAATGGATGATGCTGATACAGCTATCAATACGTTAGATATGCCATTTAGGTTCTATCCTTGTTTTGCTGCTGGACTGGCTTACTACATATCAATAAAGAGGGCGCCTGATCGTATGCAAATGCTAAAGGCTGCTTACGAAGAAGAATTTAGACGTGCAGCCGACCAAGACGAAGACAGAGCATCATTTCGTATAAAACCATCTATGAGGAGTAGTTATTAGTGGCTTACGCTACTGGAAAGTTTGCGCGTGGACTTTGTGATCGTTGTGGTTTTGAATACAAACTGCACGAACTCAAAGAAGAATGGAACAATTTAAAAGTCTGTAGCGAATGTTTTGAACCGAAAGCGCCACAAATTGACCCAAGACCAGTAATCACAGACCCAGAAGCAGTTTACAACCCAAGACCCAACAATGATAAAGAAGTTGGTGAGGGATTTGTGGTTGTATCAGATGCAAACAATTTTACCGCTACAAGCATAAATTCTTTGTCTATGAACCCATCCATCTTGGGTACAAATTTCACCACCCCTGAAATGACAGGAAGTGTGGGAACAGTTACAATCACAACATGACTTATACTGAATTATATACTTTGATACAAAACTTTCTGGATAACAATGAAAGTACGTTCAATACGACAATACCTGATTTTGTAAAAAATGCAGAAGATCGTATATTTAATTTAGTACAAGAAGATTTCTTTAGGAAAAATGTGACAGGTAGTTTGACAACGGGAAACCGTTTCTTGACTTGTCCTACAGATTTTATTCTGAGTTTTTCGTTAGCAGTAATTGATAGTTCAAGCGACTATCATTTTCTGGAAAAGAAACACCCCAGTTTTATGCAGGAGTATACTCCTGATATAACTGATACCAGTCTGAGAGGACTGCCTAAATACTACGCTGACTTTGATAAGGAATACAGCACTTCTGGAAGTTCTGGAACAACCATCACCGTCGCGCCATTACCAGATGCAAACTACTCAGTAGAATTGCATTATTTATATAGACCAACAAGTTTGGTTTCAGATACAGGCGGCACCTGGCTTTCCGTTAATGCCAGAGACGCTCTGCTTTATGGCTCGTTAGTCGAGGGCTATACTTTTATGAAGGGTGAACCAGATTTACTCGCAACTTACGAAAATAGATTCCAACAAGAAATTGCTAGATTGAAAAATAGAGCAGAAGCCAGAGGAAGACGCGACGAATATCGCTATGACTCACTTCGCTCAAATGTAAGTTAAAAGGAGAAAGTATGAAGCCTATCAAGAAACTTGAGGGCAAGACTGTAGCCATCGTAGGGATGGGACGTAGTTGGTTTGACTACAATCTTGCCAAATCACACGGAGTACATTTTGACGAAGTCTGGGCAATAAACGCCGTAGCAGACGTCATATTCCATGATCGTATTTTTATGATGGATCCAGCCAGTCGTTTTTTTGACAGCGACGATGCGGGTGGTCAAACAGATTCCATGATCAAAATACTAAAAACGCACGAAGGACCCATATATACATGCGAGCTAGATGAAAGGGCAAAAGGACTTGTATTGTACCCTATAGAAGAAGTGGTCAGAGAGTTAAACTGTTACTACCTCAATAATACAGTTGCCTACGCAATAGCTTTTGCGTTATGGAACAAAGTAGGCTGTATAAAGATGTTTGGTGTAGATTTTACTTATACAGGAAATTTATATTTTGCAGAGTCAGGCAGGGGTTGTGTTGAGTATTGGTTATCTAAATGTCAAGGCGCAGGCATACAAGTAGAAGTTGCCAACTCTTCAACTTTGTTAGATACATCTATACCTGTAGAAGATAAATTGTACGGTTATCATCGCCTAGATGATCCAAAAATTATTGTTCACGATCAAGAAAACAAATTAAGAGTCTTTGACAAAAGCCAAGTAGAACAAAAAGAAGTAGAGCAAAAACCTATGCTTATGGATAGGTACGATACACATCTAAAAGAGTCAAAAGCAGGAGATCCAAAAGTATGGTAGATGAAATTACTCCAGGCGCGTTGCCAAGTTTAGGTGTTATAGAAGCGCAAACCACTAATTTCGGAGGACACCCTCCTGAGTTTTGGGCAGATCGTTTGACTGAGAAAATAGTAGGAGTATCTGAGGATAACGAACCTCACGTTAAAGAACAAGCTAAAGCCTATAAAGAAGCAATTAGACAGGTGTGTTTAATTTATATAAAAAATGCTATAAAATCCTATAAGGCTACCTTGATTCAAGAGCTAATTAAGGCTGGAGAAGAAGATGTAGCTAAAATTGTAAAAAGGATATAAATATGGCTATAACATCAACTTTAACTACAAGTTTTAAGAAACAACTTCTTGAAGGTACGCACAATTTCAAAAACAGCGGCGGAGGTACTTTTAAACTGGCTTTATACACCAGTTCTGCTACTTTAGGTGCAACCACTACGGCTTTTACTACAACAGGGCAAGCTAGTGGTACCAATTACACATCTGGAGGAGCTAACCTAACTAGAGTGGATCCTACTTCAAGCGGCACTACAGGATTTACTGATTTTGCTGATTTGACGTTTGGAACAGCTACGATTACTGCTAGGGGTTGTATGATTTATAACTCTTCTGCAACTAACGCTTCAGTAGCTACTATTGATTTTGGTGGAGATAAAACATCTACCGCTGGAGACTTTACGGTAGTTTTTCCTGCGGCAGCAGCAAGTACAGCTATTATTAGAATAGCTTAGTAGCCTATGGCTGATATAACGGGCTGGGGTCGTGGAACCTGGGGTTCCGATACGTGGGGCGAACCCAATCCTGTCACGCTTACAGCGCCGAGTGCAGCAACGTCTGCTTTAGGCACTGTAACTCTTAAATGCGATAACAACATTACTGTTTCAGGCCAAGCAGGGACTGGAGCAGTAGGCACACCTACTTTTGATTGTGAAGCAAACGTAACACCTGCTGGACAATCAGCAACCAGCGCACTAGGATCTGTAACAACAGATGCTGAAGCTAATGTCACACCATCTGGGCAATCTGCTACAAGCGCTTTAGGTACACCATCTATAGATGCAGAGGCTAATGTAACACCTACTGGACAATCAGCTACTGGAGCCGTATCAGGAGTTGGAGTAAATGGTCAAGCAGTAGCTACTCTACCAACCGCTGTAGGCACACTAGGATCTGTATCAGTTGATGTAGATGGAGAGGCAAATGTACCTGTATCTGGTCTTTCCGCTACTAGCGCACTAGGTACCGTTACCATACATCATAACGCAAGATTTGATATTGATGGCGTCTCGTCTACTGGATCGGTTGGATCGGTAACGGTTGTAGCAAAAGCTGGAATATCAATAACAGGTGTATCAGCTACAGGGGAATTAGGAGAACCCTTTGTCTGGAGCCTTATAGATGAATCTCAAACTCCTAACTTTAGTGAAATAGATGAAGATCAAACGCCTAGTTTTACAACCATAGATGATAGCCAGACTCCTAATTGGGAAGATGTTGCTTAACTATGCAGAAGAAAGGTAATATAATCAATTGAACGGAGAAATAAATGGCCACTTATGTAAATAATTTAAGACTAAAAGAAATCGCTACTGGTGATGAGTCAGGAACTTGGGGAACAAGTACAAATACCAACTTGGAGTTGATTGGTGAAGCTCTTGGTTAT